CGCCGAGGCGAACGTGTACAAAATCCTACATTTGGAAGTATACTTCCGGATCTAGTATTTGAACCTCTTGATGCACAGACAGAGCAATTAGCAATCGACGACGTCGAAACAATAGTAAACAATGATCCACGATGGAAACCATTGGAAACACTACTAACAAAACCTGATGAGCATTCATTGAACATTAAGGTAAGGCTTGAGTATATCGATACAGGAACAGCAGAAGAATTGTTTCTAAATTTTATAGGTGAAGAATAATGGCACAAGGCGCAAGACAGAGTAGTTTATTTGCCGCAGAGGACTTTAGCGTAGCATACGAAAGTTTCAGCGAAGCAAACTTTCAAGCATATGATTTTGAAACCATAAGAAACGCTATGGTTGATTATATAAGCACAAACTATCCAGAAAACTTTAATGACTACATTAATAGCAGTGAATTTATAGCACTACTAGAACTTTTAGCATTTTTGGGACATAACTTAGCATTTAGAGCAGACTTAGCTAGCAGAGAAAATTATCTTAGCACAGCAGAACGTAGAGATAGCGCCTTGCGTATTGCTGAATTTTTAGGATACAAGCCAACTAGAAATGTTGTTGCAAACGGATATTTAAAAATTGACAGTGTAAAAACTGACGAAGCTGTGTTTGACACAAATGGCAATAGTCTAGCTAATAGTACTGTACAGTTTGAAGACTTAACTGATACCAACAGCTATCAAAACTTTCTATCCATTATGAACGCAATATTTCAAGCAAGTAGTCAATTTGGTTCACCTTATAGTAGTTTTAGTACTACTGGAGTTACCAACGAAATTTATAGAACAAATAGCACATCTAATACAGCTGAAAGAAACTTTTCAAACAAAGTTAATGGAGCACAAGCTAATTTTAGTTTTTATAGTCCAGAGTATAATAACACCACACAGACAGTAAACGAAAAAACACCTAACCCTTATGCAGTAGTTGACTTTTTGTACAAAAACGATAGTAGTGGTAATAGCAGTCCTAACACAGGTTTCTTTGTAGGATTTAAACAAGGACAACTAGAACACAAAGACTTTCAAATTACAGAAGGTCTACCAAATTTGGTATTAGATATTAATGCTGATAACGTAGCAAATGGAAATGTTTGGGTACAAACAATAGACGAAGTAGGTCAAATTCAAAAGAATTGGACACAAGTAGACAGACTATTTGGAAACGGAACATTGTTTAATGCAAAGAACAATGCTATTAGAGATATTTTTAGTGTTGCAAGTAGACAAGATGATCAAATTAGTGTTGTGTTTGCTGACGGCAATTTTGGAAATACTCCACGTGGGATTATTAGAGTATGGTATAGAACTGGACTTAATCAAACATACAGCTTAACTCCAGACAGTTTTAACACTACTAGTTTTACACTTAGATATATTGGATCAAACGGAAACACATACAGTGCAATGTTTAATGCAAGTTTAAAAACAAATGTTACAAATGCAAGTACAAGAGAAAGTGTAGCAAGTATTAAAGCTAACGCTCCTCGATTCTTTGCAACACAGGATAGAATGGTAACAGCAGAAGATTACAGCATTTTTCCTGTAACAGTAAGTGAAAACATTCGTAAAATTAAAAGTATTAATAGAGTACATAGTGGACACAGTAGATTCCGTGACATATATGATCCAACAGCAACTTATGCAGATGCAATACAATATACAGATGACGCTTACTTGTACGAAAATAATATAACAACTAGAAGTGTAATTAATTTACCTACTAACTTGTCAGGCGCAAGTATATTCAACAAACATATCAAACATCTCCTTGCTAATCCTGAAGTAAGTAATTTCTACTATAACAGACAAGGTTATAGTACTACAACACATGATGCACAAACAGATTTTTCAGATAGTACAAGTGGAATAACATACTTGGGTACATCTGATGCTAATACATTTCGTTGGACACAAGTAACAAAAGGCGCAAACGGATGTAGTGGTTACTTTACATTAAATTCAAATGTACAACGAGTAGGATTAACAGCTACAAACAGTTTGAAAAAAGCAGATCTCAATGGACTAGTGGAATTTATTAGTAGTCCTTATAAAGAAGGTTATATTAGTGTAGCTACTGTTACCAATGGAGGTAGCGGATATACTAGTACACCTACAGTAACAGTTATAGGAAAAGGATCCGGAGCAACAGCAACATGTACAGTAGCAAACGGTACAGTTACTAGTGTTGCAATTACCGATACCGGAAGCGGATATGATCAGAGTACAAATATATCATTTTCTAGCGGTGGTGGTACTGGAGCAAGTGCAGTAGCAACGATTGTTAACGCAGATATACAATGGGTTAAAATTGATAGAATTTATAAAGATGGACTCGGCGAAGATGATAGTACTGGTACACCATCAGGGATTGATAATACTGGAAAAGGCTCAGTAGTAATTAACGGTATTATACCAACTGGTGCAAGAGTTAAGCGTATTGTTCCTAAGATTGCAATAGATTTGACAGCTACAACTAGACAAAATGTTATTGATAAAATTGACAGTAGAAATAGTTTTGCATTAAGATATAGTGCAGAAAGTCAGCAGTGGATAATTATTGACAGTTCAAACTTGCCTGCAAATACTGCAACACTAAATGATCCTACTAACTGGAATAGACAGTTTGAAGGAGACGGATCAAGTACTGGAATAGATAACAGTTGGGTATTACGTTTTAACTATAGTGCGACCGAATGGGAAATGTTAGCAAGAAAAACACAGTTTGTATTAGGAAGTCCTAAAAAACTTAAATTTACAAACTTAAACTTTAATAGCTCGTTCAGTAGCGAAACACATAAACCTCTGAGAGATAATATTAAGATATTGAAAATTAATCCTAAGAGCAAAACAAATCCAGACCCAATGGGTATAGATTATAAGTTTAACGCATTTGGAACATTTACATATGCAGACGGATACACAGATCCTCATAATTTGAGAGTTAGTTTAGCTGACCCTGACAATGACGGATATCCTAATAACCCTGAAGCATTTAACCAGATAATAGCAAATCAAACTATAAATTTAGGCACAACCACAGTTGATGGATACGATTACAGTATAGTTGATAATACAAATGGAACTACACAGGTAAATGGAGCTTGTGATTTACATGTTCAGTATAACAGAATTGCTGACATTAATCAAGTGATTGATCCAAGTACCACAAATATCATTGACACTTATGTATTGTTAAACAGCTACAATACACAGTTTAGAACATGGGCACAATACGATGGTAGAATTGAAACTAAACCTACTCCACCAACTGTAAGTGAACTAGGAGAGTTGTTTGATAGCTTAAACGAAAAGAAAAGTATTAGTGATCAAGTTATATATCGACCTGTTAAGTATAAAATACTATTTGGAGATTTAGCAAGTGGAGAACTTCAAGCGAGATTTAATGTAACAAAAACTGTAAACAGTACACTTAGTGATACAGAAATACAACAGAGAGTTATTAATCTAATCTACTCTTATTTTAATATTGATAACTGGGACTTTGGCGAAGAGTTTTACTTTACTGAAATGGCAGCTTTCATACATAATAATATGATAGGTGAAATAAGTCAAATAACAATTAACCCAGTTAGTAGTATAGAAAATAACACTGCATTATTTGAGATAACTAGTGATAGCGATGAATTATTTTTACCTATATTAGCAAGTTCAAATATTGTTGTTACGAAAACACTAGCTGGAAATAGTACTACAATTTCACAAAACACTGGTACTAATGTAAGTGTAAGTGGCGGCACCGGAGGCGGTGGAAGCGGTGGCAGTGGAGGAGGCTATTAATGAGCGAACGTCAAGCAAAACCAATTGTAAAACCTTTATCCACTAGGCCCGGCGAATCTTTAGAGCATACAGGTTCTAGAGAAGTTACTAAGTTACTCCCAAGTATTTTACAGACTACAGTAAACAAACAGTTTTTTGATAGCACATTTGAACAACTAATGTCAAGTGGTAGTTTACAGCCTATTAGGAATATTGTTGGCAAGAAAACTGCCAATAGAGATATAACTGACGATTATCTAATAGATAACAGAAGCAATGATCCATATCAGTTTGCTCAAGGATTTGTTAATAGAAACGAAGATAAAACTGTTAGTGGAACATTAGCATATGACGATTTACTTAAATCATTGAAGTATAATGAAGTAGAAACTAACAATCATAATAGAGTTTTAAGTGAACTAGGATATACATTAGACTTACCAATTAACTATGACATGTTTGTAAATCACCAAAAGTATTTTTGGTTAGTAGATGTAATTCCTCCCTGTGAGATTAAAGGTAAACCAAATTTTAACATTGATATTGATGATGCAATAGGTGAAACAACATACACATACACAAATCTTTTTGACGGAAAAGACTTGACATTACAAGACGGAATGCGTATAGTATTCTCTCCAACAGATATTACAAGAAGAATTCAGACAGTAGTAGGCAATGCTACTTTTACAGCCGGCATGGCAAATGGTGCAGTAAGAGTAAAAGTATTTTTAGATAATGTACTACTAGCACCGTCAACTTATTCATACAACAATACAACTGGTGTTGTAACATTAAACACAGCACCAGCACTACAACAAGAAGTAGAGATACACACATACTATGCAACAAGTAATAGTGGAACAAATAATATTGATGAAATCTACATTGTAGATAATGTAGGTCAACCCGGCGGTATTAAATTTACAAAACAATTTGATGCTGGAATTGCCGCAGGACAATATGGAAAAAGACAATGGGTAAATGTTACAGTTTATAATAACCAAGAGCCTAGCGGATTTGATGCAGACGATAGCAGTTTTGATTTCAGACCTTATGACCTTAGAGAACATAGATTAACAACAAGAGATTACCTAGTAGAGCAAAGATGTAGCACAGATCAAAGTGCATGGGCAAGAAGCAACTTGTGGATACACGAAGATGCGGCTCAAGCTATGCTTACATTTAGTGGATTAGATAGTTCTACATACTTGTTAGACAAGTGTAGAGGTGTAAGACCTATCATTGAATTTAAAGAAAATATTGAAAAATATAACACTGGTATTAGACACCTAACAAATATTGACCATGCATTAGAAAGCATAGAAGATCCAGCACTAACTATTGTTGGTAAAGCAAATTATAGTGTAACAGTTAGTGGAATAACAACTGAGTGGAGTAGGGTATCAGGTGCAACTAAAAAAGACAAAGTAAAAGTTACAAATGGTATAGCACCAAATCAAGTTATTACATATTGGGAATGTATACAGAATCATGCAACACCAACAAATCCACAAGATTCAACAAACCAAGACGTTTGGCAACAAATTGTTCCTGTTGAGTTAGAAAATGATGATCTAATTATATTTTTTGAGAGTGCAAATGTTGCATACAAAAATAAAATTTTTAGAGTAGGAGGAGTACAATCTAGTATTACACTTACAGAGGTTTATAACAGTGACGGTTCTAACAGTGCTACACAATTAGTTTCAGGAGACAAGATTGTTATCCTAAACGGGTTTAACACACTAGATATTTCAAATATTGTTAATACTGATAGAGGCGAAAAAGATGATCCTTTTAGCGGTGCAGAGATATATTGGAACGGAACAGCATGGATATATGGACAGCAAAAAGAACATAGAAGTGCTGGAATACGAAACGAACTTTACGATGTTAATTTGATCAAATTGGATAATACAACAACTTATCCACTTAGTGATTATACTGGTGGATGTATATTTAATTTCACACACAGTACAACTAATATATATGATGATGCACTTGGATTTAAACCAGAATATGTAGACTACGGAAATAATCCAGGTTTAAATTTTCAAGTAGAACTACTACATACTAGATTTAATTATACTGAGCAAAGTCCAGACTTCCAAAAGAATTTAACAAGAGAAATAACTGGACACTACTACTATAAAAATTTAAACAACAACAGATATTATAATGGGTGGTCCACTATTAGAGACGGACAGCCTGTAAGAAGAGTAATCGATAAGACAGTTACAAATTCAACTGTTCCTTTAAAGTTTGATGTTGGACACAATAACTTTGATAAAGATAGATATTATAGAATATTTAAAGAAAACGACTTGCTAGCAGTGCAGAGCAATGATATTATTGATACTAGTAGAGTCAACAGATTAGATGGTAAACTTCCAAACTTGTATTTGAACACAAGCACAACTTACTTTATTCGTACACAGTTTCCACAAGCCGAACTAGAATTTGTTGATATGGATGGGACAACATTAAGTAGCGGAATCACAAGAACACCAGGGTCGGGAGATGACTTTAATCTTGTAATAGCAAGCCCAACTATTAACAGTTTTAAATATAGATTAGCAGCAAGTCCAGATAACTTTGGTGTTGTATATCTACATACAAGTACACAAGAGACAAATATTAAAGTTACTAAAAACGGTGCTAGTTTTACAAACTACACGTTGACGGGGAATATACTAGAAATTAGTAGTGGTCTTAGAAAAGAAGATCAATATCAAGTTTCAGTGTTTACTACTGCAAAATATAGTGATACTGCTGAAGGTAATTTTGAAGTAGTAGATACACATAAATTTAATCCACAAAATTCAACATTTGGAAAAGTTAGCTATGGAGATCTACTAT